TAGGCCGAAATGAAGCCAACAAATATCTTCCAGAGGTGTTGGAAAGATTAAAAAGCCAAGTAGATGAAATTGTTTTTACAGACGATTGCTCTGATGATAACACCGCAGAAATAGCGTCTAAGTACGCCAATGTTTACAAGACGCCTAAGCCAATGTTCACCACGCATGAAGGAAGACTACGCAGATACGCTTGGTTGAATCTTGAGAATCATGCCACAGAAGGCGACTGGATCATCGCCATAGACTGCGATGAAATGCTTTATGACTCTTCCGATATAACAAAAACCGATATTAGACAGATATTAAATTCATCAGAAAAAGATGTTGTTAATGTTAGGTTCTACCACATGTGGAATGATACTCAGTATAGAGTGGACAAACTTTGGGCACCAAATAACAGCAGTAGAATATTTAGATTTATGTCTGGTGCTATGTTTAGAGATAGAGCACTAGCTTGTGGATCTGAACCAACGTATGTTTTAGATTTAATAAACCAAAGAAATTATTTTGTTAATTCAAATTTGATCATGCAACATCTTGGATACATAAAAGATGAAGACAAGCAATCAAAGTATGAGAGATATTCAACTATAGATGGTGGAGAATTCCACGCGTTAAATCATATCAATTCAATCGTAGATCCAAACCCAGTTTTAATTAACTGGGGGAACTTTGGAATTTAAGGAGTACAAATGAAAAATCAAATACAAGCTTCAATAGAATTAACTAAGCTGATGAACTCAAAGGAAAAGTTTGCTTTCTTAAATATAGCAAAGTCTTCAATAGTTTCTTTAAGCAAGAAAAATGCGGATGGTACACCTTCTCGTTTTAATAAAGAAATTATTAGATCGATTAATTTGTCCGACAGTAGAATTATAAAGAGCATACCTGAATCACTTGTCGAAGAAGTGGTTGCTTCAAAGCATTCTGGCATTGGCCTGGTTGATGATGGCAAGTTCTATAGCCCTAATCTGTTTGAGTACTACTACGAAAATAATAGAGAAGTATATAATTCAATTTTTAACTTTTATATTAAGAATACTAATACGGCAGTAGTTTCTTTTCATGATAAAAAAACTATATATAAATTTATGGGATTTAAAACAAATGTAATTAGTGTTCCTTTCAACAATTATTTTTCTAGACTAGAAGATACCTTCGAGAAAATTGCTGCCTTAGAAGGTAAGATAGATTATTGTATTTTAGATTGCTCTTCTTTGGGATTAGCTTTATCAAATTCAATTTGGAACAAGCTAAACATGTCGATTATAGATTTGGGTAAAACTATTAGTTATTCAAAAACATATAACACGGCTGAGTGAAATGCATGGTAAAAAAGTAGACAAAGACCAAGACGATATTGATTTTCTAAAAGATCTATTATTGGAAACTTCTTTATCTATTTCTGAAATAGCAAAAGAATTAGGCTGGACTATACCACAGGTAAATAAGAAGATTAACTCTATTGGGTTAACGTGGTTAAAAGACAGTAGAAAAAAAATGTCTAGAGGTCAGACAGCTTTAACGTCAGCACTGCAAAAGCTCCTTCCAGGAGAAAAAATTATAAACGAATATCATATAGGCGATAAATTAAAGCTAGATGTTTACTGCCCTAAGTATGAGATAGCTGCAGAATTTCATGGAAGACAGCACTATTATTACACCAGTAGATTTTTTGAATCTAAATATGATTTTGAAGAAGCTATTAAGAGAGACGAAAAAAAAGAACAATGGTGCATAGATAATGGTGTGGCATTGATTGTCTTCCGCTATAATGATAGCTTAACGGAACAATCAGTGTTCGACAGATTGCTCGAAGCGATTAGATCAAACCCTTATAAGCCCAAAGAGAAGAAGAAAAATACTACGACGTCCTCCGAAGCTTACAGAAGTATTAAGAAGAAAAATTCAGAGTACAAGAAAAAAATTTACCGATCTATAAAAGAGAAAAAGAAACAATGACACAAGCAAATGAAAAGGTAGAGGATAACATTCCACTAGAGTACCAGATCTTTGCTCTCTCACTTAGAAAAAATGGAGCGATTAATTACTTCAAGGAAAATCTTCCAGAAGAAATTGTTGGTTCCATACATGGGGAAAAAGGAATAAATGAATTCTATAAGGCTCTTCTAGCTTTTGAGAATGCTACACAACTTGATATTGTTGACCCAATAGCTTTTAAGTCTTGGCTACAAACAGAAACGGATATACACGAAGCTCTTGGTGGTAACGCTGGGGTCGGCGTCATGGTTGATTTATTAATGTCTGCCGAACTGTCAACGCAAGAATCTGTTTCTGAATTAGTAAAGTATAAAGCTAATAAAAGAAAACAGATTAACTATTTACAAGAACTTCAATCTATAATATCTCAAAAAGGACAAAAGACTGAAGATGATATATCTAGAATCCAAACTCTTACTTCTGAAATAAGAGAATTAGAAAATCAAATAAGATATAATCCACTAGATAAAATAACAACTGCTGACGAAATAGCTAGCAGAGTAGATTCGCTATTAGATATACCGAACTTCTTACCTACTCAATTTAAGGCACTTAATAGGGCCATGGGGTACACGGACGAGGGCGGCTTCTTTAGGGGGGCTGTGCACGCAGTCATCGCCGCATCAGGCAAGGGCAAGAGCACGTTCGTCAAGTGCCTAGCAAACAATTGGTTAGATAACGGTTATAGAGTTTTATATGTAAACTTTGAAGAAGCTACTGGTCACTGGGAGAGAATCTTAATGACACAGATAATAGAAAAGAATGTTTACCTAGAGTCATCAAAGTGGTCAGAAGAAGAAAAGAATAAACACCTGAATACCTTTAAGGCCCGACTGGCTAAGTGGGGTGACCGTCTTATGGTTAGACATGACCCGGATACTCCGTACTTTGAAGACCTAGAATTTTGGTTAAGAGATATAATTGGGCAGAACATCAACATGCCAGACATAGTTATAATAGATACAATCCAGTCTATGTTCACTAAGGGTGGGGGTAAGGGCAAGCCACGTTGGGGTGAGTTTGAAGAAATGATGGTGCGTTTAGAAAAGCTTGCAAGAGATATGAATTGCGCTTTAATAATTACAGCACAGGAAAATTCAAACAGAATGAAGGAAAAGCGTGAGGTAGTCCAACAGTCTGACACTGGTGGCTCCTTAGCTATTCAGCAAAAGTGTGCAGTAACAATTTTTATTACAGAAAAAAGATTAGCAACAAACGATGAAACTGAAGATGAAAATATAATGCAGCTTCAGATTCCCAAGAATAGAATTACTGGTTCAGCATTTTTGTATGATCCGCCCTTAGTCAAGTATGTTGACTACAAGAAAACCTACGAAGATTATGATCCAGTTACCGATAGCTCGTATACGTCTTCATCATCTTTATTAGATGACTTATTAAGTGGAAAGGATTTTCATTAATGGAACCTGTATCAGTACAATCTTTAAAAGATTTTCAACTATGTGAACGCCTATTTGATTATAGGCATCAGCAAAAGTTGCCAGAAAAGATATATGCAAGAGACATACATACCGAAAAGTTTGAATCAACTATTAAGAGTATAATGTATTTTTTCTTTTTCAAAAAACAAGGTGGGATAATTCCATCTTATTCATCTCTATTAAATAGATGGGAAAAGATTTGGTTTCCTAAGAATACTAACTCATACGATATCGTGACAGAACAACACGAGACCGCATACGGGAACACTGCCAGCTTGACCTCTAAAGCAGCTGGCATCCTACTGGGATTCCACGAAACCTATTCGGAATCTCCATATATACCTGTGGCCATAAGCGAAGAGTACAACATGCCGATAGGTAATCTTAATCTACAGGATACTTTTGATATTATATTCTTTTATAAGAAACAATATTTTGTAACCAAAATTATATTTGGGTATAAGTTTAGCAATAGAGATTTGTATCGAACAGATTTTTGTACCTTGTATAAGGCTTACCACAATAGGCACCCAGAAAGAATGGCAAATACTAAATTTGGTTTCATAGATCCATTGAGTCAGAATATAGGTTTTAATGAATTCCAAATAAGAAATGAAGATCTCCAGTATTACGATTACTGGTGCAACAAAATGTTAAACACCGAGGTTTTAGTACCTAAAAGAGGGCTGATATCTTATTGTAAAAAATGTCCGTTTGATGAACCTTGTTCAAATTGGAACGACTGGAAGAAAGAAGATAAAAATGGGTAAAAGTATATTAGATGATATTCTTATAGA